CGTGTACGCTACCTTGCCAAAGTCACTCGATGTGATTATGTGTTTGTTGATCATATCAGTATCATTGTGTCTGCTCAGTCTAACGGGGATGAGCGTAAAGCAATCGACGAAATCATGACCAAATTACGGATGTTGGTTCAGGAGACAGGGATCAGTCTGATCTGTGTCAGTCACCTGAAACGTCCTGACTCTAAAGGTCACGAAGAGGGTGCGGCAACGTCACTGGCACAGCTCCGTGGCTCTGGTTCGATAGCACAGCTCTCTGACATGGTTATTGGTCTAGAGAGAGACGGACAGGCCGAAGATCCGGTCAAGCGGAATACAACCTATGTCCGTGTATTGAAGAATCGGTTCTGTGGCACTACTGGTAAAGCCTGTGCTTTGCTGTATAATGGTGATACCGGACGTATGAAAGAAATTGATGAGGAAGCATTATGACCACACGTATCTGCACACACTGTCAGGTTGATAAACCTTTAACAGATTATCGCAGGGCAGGATGGGACAAAGTACATGGCAGGCACACGGTCTGTAAGGACTGTGCTATCGACATGGACGGAGCATCCAACTCCACACAGATGTATGTCAATGGTCAGTACATCCCAAAGAGTCATCCATTACATAAACCCGGTAGGTACAAAACACTGGACGACGCATGGTCTCATTGTGAGATCGACAGTAAGAGTCGTGATGGTGAGGTCTATATCATCCGCAACCGGGCGTGGACTGAGTGGTATAAAGTTGGTAAAGCTGTGAATGCGGAAGATCGGTTATCAGGATATCAAACCTCTTCACCATTCCGTGATTATGTGTTATGCTATTCAGAACAATTCGATGATCGACACAATGCAGAGTCAGTCATCCACCGTTTGCTAGAAAAGCATCCAAAGTGTTTCGAGCGTAAAGGCGAATGGTTTAAAACTTACATCCCAGTTATTAAAGAGGTTATGAATGAATACCGAAACCAAGCGACTGACATTGGACATCGAAACGAACAGTGTCCACAGCACGATTTGGCTTTGTGTGACACAGGATGTTGAGACAGGAGTAGTTACATGTCATACCGATCCGTTAACTCTAGCGCCTCTGGTAAAGGAATACGATCAAATCATCGGTCACAACTTAATTGGTTTCGATGCACCAGTGTTGCGGAAAGTTTGGAACATTGGGATTCAGAAATCGAAAGCGGTCGACACCTTGATTCTTTCAAGACTTTTGAATCCACAACTAGAAGGCGGTCACAGTCTGAAGGCATGGGGCCAGAGACTTGGTAATCAGAAGATTGATTTTGCCTTTGAAGACTTTGATGGAGGTCTCACCGATGAAATGCAGGAATATTGCATCCAAGATGTTAAGCTCACTACAGAGCTTTACAAGTACCTTATCCACAGTTTTAAGGACTGGAAAGATGCCTCGCAAAGTATACTATTGGAACACGAAATCGCAGTTATCTGCAAACGACAGGAAGACAACGGCTTTAAACTGGATGCGGATTCAGCAGAGACTCTTCGTGCTGAACTGTCGGATCGAATGGGTGCTATTGAAGATGAGGTTCAAGCAGTTTTTCCACCTATAGTTGAAGAGAGGTGGTCAGAGAAGACTGGTAAACGCCTAAAGGACAAGGTAACAATCTTTAATCTAGCTTCTCGCAAACAGATCAGCGAACGGTTGATGTCTCTGGGTTGGAAACCAACAAAGCATACAGAGAAAGGTCAACCAATTGTGGATGAGGGTACGTTGAAGGGTATTGAGATACCAGAGGCTCAGTTGATTGCTGAGTATCTTATGCTTCAGAAGCGTGTAGGTTTGATCGACAGTTGGATAAAGCATCTTGATAAAACTGATAATCGTGTTCACGGTGGTATTATTACTAATGGCGCTGTCACCGGACGAATGACACATCGCAATCCTAACCTTGGTCAAGTACCAAGCGTTAACAGCCCTTACGGGATCGAGTGTCGTAAACTTTGGACTGTCGATGACGGCAATGTCTTAGTCGGTACAGACTTGTCAGGTATCGAGCTACGTTGCCTGTCTCACTACATGCAGGATGAGGAATGGCAAAATGAATTACTTAATGGCGATATCCACCAGAAGAACGCAGAAGCGGCAGGGGTTACCAGACCACAGGCTAAGACTCTTATCTACGCCACGCTGTATGGGGCGGGGCCAAGCAAAATTGGTAGTATTGTCAATGGCGGTGCTAGGGAAGGGAACGATATACTTAGCCGCTTCTATCAGGGAACGCCTGCGCTATCTCGACTCATGGAAAAGGTTAAAAAAGTGGCGATCAACGGGTATGTACCCGGGTTGGACGGTCGGCGGATTATCGTTAGATCAGAACATGCCGCACTTAATTCACTCCTGCAAGGATGTGGTGCTATTATTGCAAAGCAATGGTGTATTGAAGCCCACAAAACTTTCAGAGAGCAAAGGATTCCGGTCAAACAGGTTGCGTTTGTCCATGACGAAATCCAGATTGAAACAGCGTCGGCGTTTGGCGAACAGGTTGCGTCAATCATGGTTGACTCAGCAAAGAAAGCCGGGATTACCTTGGGCTTTCGATGCCCAGTAGACGCTGAATCAAAAATTGGTAAAAATTGGTTTGAAACACATTAGTTTCATGGTATAATATTACTTTAGTCACCAACAAGGAGAATGACTATGACTGACACACAGCGTGTTAAAATCAAAGCCGACGTAATGTGGGCTTACCTAGATCGTAAAAACGATATGTCGCAGAAGTATCAAATCGATCTATGCAATCTTTCCGATTCTGCTGTTTCTGCCTTAGAGTCTATGGGGCTGACAGTGGGTCAAAAAGACGGCAAGGGATACTACATCACTTGTAAGTCAAACAACCCTATCCGTGCTTACGACAAGAACGGTGAGGTGATGGAGGGCATTGGTGTTGGCAATGGCTCTCAATCTGTTGCATTGGTGTCTTTCTATGACTGGTCATGGAAAAACAAAGCAGGCCGTAGCCCTTCATTGAAGAAGCTAGTGGTCACTGATCTGGTGTCGTTTGAAGGCGACGTTGGTGAAGAGTCTGTGTCAATGGACGATGGCGAACTGTTGTAATGCAACACGCCCTTATAGACGCAGACATTCTGAACTACCGTATCGGTTTTGCCTGTAACGAAGAATCGGAGGCTGTCGCCATCAGAACGATGGCACACTTCCTTGAGGACATGTTACTGATCGAGATGCCAGATGTTCAAACATGGGAACTGCATTTGACTGGTAGAGGAAACTTCCGATACGACTATGCGGTGACTGTGCCTTATAAGGGTAATCGGACAGGCACACGTAAGCCTGTTCACTATCACTTGCTTCGGGAATATCTAACTGACGCTTGGGCGGCCACAGTGTCAGAAGGTATCGAGGCAGATGATATGTTAGCTATCCGGGCAACTGAGCTAGGTGAAACTAGCATGATCGTTAGTCTTGACAAAGACCTCGATCAAGTTCCCGGCTGGCATTACAACTTTTCTAAAAAGAAACTGTATCACATAGACCCTGTAACAGGTCTGTTTAACTTCTACAAACAGATGCTGACAGGTGATAGGGTCGATAACATTATTGGGGTTAGAGGCATCGGCGACGCTAAAGCTGAAAAGCTTCTAAAAGATAAAACTGAGCTTGAGATGTGGGAAATCTGTGTTGAACTGTTAGGTCATGATCGAGCTATTGAGAATGGGCATTTACTGTACATGCTAAGACATCATGAAGATTCGTTCGCACCGCCACAGGAACTTTGTACACAAACACCATGCAAAGTTTAACCAAGCCAAAGTCTACAAAGACCGCAAGAAAGAGTCCAAGAAAGGCTACCAGAAGCATAAGCCCTCAGTCTGCGAAAGCGAAGGGTAGACGACTTCAACAGCACGTTCGGGACTCGATCTTGTCGGCATTCCCATCTCTTGAGCCTGATGATGTACGCAGTACATCTATGGGTGCAGGTGGAGAGGATGTACAGCTCTCTCCAGCCGCTAGAAAAAATATGCCATACTGTATCGAGTGCAAGAATCTAGCAAAGATTTCTATTTACAAGCACTATGTCCAAGCAACTGGACACGGAGACTATGAGCCTTTACTAGTCCTAAAGCAGGACAGAGCGAAGCCTCTAGCAGTAGTAGATTTTGAACATTTTATGGAGCTGGTAAAGAAATGATTGATTTGAATGAAATGGCTGAAGAGTTTGACTGCAAGTTTGCTAAAGACTATCAAGCCGGGGGCGACCATTATCTCACATTATCTATACAACCTTGGGATGCTATGGAGTCATGGTTAACAGAAGAAGAGTTTAAAGGCTTCCTAAAAGGTAATATTATCAAATACATCTGTCGATGTGATAATAAAGGTGGTAGGATTGACATCGAAAAGATTCGTCAATACGTTGACAAACTCCTTGAGTTGTATTAAAATGGATGGTTCGCATGTCGCTTACTATTGAAGAACTCAAAGAAAAGTTATCGAAGTTAGATGAGGTGACTCTAGTGGAGACTCTAGAGCTAACCTCTGAAGACATCGTTAACAGATGTGCTGATTTGATTGAAGAACAATACGAAACTCTGGAGAGCCAATTTGATGACACAATACCTTGGGATAACGATTGATTATGAAAGGGACTTTAGACTTAGTGATCAAGCAATTAAGCTCATGCAGGACTACTATATGCTTGAGCATGAAGAAAGTCCTCAACAAGCTTTTGCACGTGCTTCAGTGGCTTACTGCGCTGATGACCTCGACCTTGCTCAACGTATTTACGACTACGCTTCTAAAGGTTGGTTTATGTTTGCGTCGCCTGTGCTATCGAACGCACCTGAACATGGCCGAAGCAATAGGGGCTTGCCTATTAGTTGTTTCCTTACTTACGTGGGGGACAATCTTGATTCTCTTATTGAACATAATGGTGAAGTAGCATGGCTTTCCGTAAAGGGCGGAGGTGTGGGTGGGCATTGGTCAGATGTGAGAGGGATCAGCGACAAAGCACCCGGCCCAATCCCATTCCTGAAGGTAGTGGACAGTCAGATGACAGCCTACAAACAAGGGAAGACAAGGAAAGGAAGCTATGCGGCGTACCTAGACGTAAACCATCCTGACATAGAGGAGTTTATTTCTTTTAAAGTACCGACTGGTGGCGACATCAATCGTAAATGTTTTAATTTATTTAATGCAGTGAACATCACTGATGCTTTTATGGAGGCAGTAATTAATGATACAGAATGGGAACTTACAGATCCAAATACAGGAATTGTCAGAGATACAGTCCAAGCTCGCAGACTTTGGCAACGAATACTTGAAGCTCGCTTCAGAACTGGCAGTCCTTACCTTAACTTTATCGACACAGCCAGAAGAGGCTTACCGGAAGCTCAAAGGAAACTTGGATTGTCAATTAATGGCAGTAACCTCTGCAACGAAATCCATCTCGCAACAAATGAAGAGCGCACAGCAGTCTGTTGCCTCTCCTCCGTCAACCTCGAAGCCTATGATGACTGGAGAACAAGTAGCATGGTTGCAGACCTTATCAGATTCTTGGACAACGTGCTTCAATACTTTATTGACAACGCACCAGAAGAACTATCAAAAGCTGTCTACTCAGCTTATCGAGAACGCTCAGTTGGCCTCGGAGCAATGGGCTTCCACGGCTACCTCCAAAGCAAAGGCATAGCGTGGGAGTCTTGGCAGGCGGCAAGTGAGAACTATGCAATCTTCAAAGACATCAAAGCCCAGTCTCTTGAGGCTACGTACCAACTCGCTATGGAGCGTGGCCAATGTCCTGATGGAGTGGGCTATGGTGTTAGAAATATGCATCTGTTGGCTATTGCTCCTAACGCTAATTCTAGCATCCTATGTGGGTG